GCTCGGACGCCGCTTGCCTTTCCTCTTTTAGAGATTCTATCACATCGTAACGCACCAATAACTGATCTCTCAATACCTCAGTTACCCCTTCGGCTGCGAGCCGGTAGTTGAAAAGTTCCCGTTCGGTCAGTTGCAGTTCCAAAATTTGATCTCTTAACGAATTGGCTGTCCTATTGTAAACATCCGCAACTTCTTTAGTGACCGCTACGGATTGCCGTGAGGCAGCCGCGTTTGATGTTAAGGCACCTGTGACGGTATCCAAAACGGCGCTATATTCTTCCATTGAGCCGGAAGTTTCGCCAACGGCGTCGCTAACTTCCTCAAACGCCATTGCGGCTTCAAGTGTAGCAACATTTTGCCTTTGTATCTCACCAACGGTCTCAAAGATAAGACCTTGTAGCTCGCGTTCGCCCTCGTTGTACTCATCTCGCGTCTGTGACAGATAATCAATTTCAGATGCTAAGTTGTTTATCCCCATCTGATAATCCAACAGCGATTGGTTGGAACCTTCTATGCTGCGAGCCATGTTATTTGAAGCACTGGACATGGTTTCAGCCGCTTCGCGTAAGGCATCTCCTGCCGATTGATTGAACCGCCCCACAACAGCCGACGCCCTGCCGAATACACCATTAAGACTATCCAGCAAACCGATTAGCTTTTCTTGCAGATAGACAACCATATCGTTAAAGCCGCTGCGGATTTTTAACGTTATTTCCATAAACAACAATTGCATTCCTTTCCAAGCGATTGTCCATCCGGCGCTTAAATTATTCCATTGTATTTTAGCCTCTGCAACAAGTAAGGCGAGAGCACCTTTAACCACATCGGGCAGTGTCATAAACCCTGCGGTAATGTGGATTAAAACGGTCGTTGCTGAATCACCCACGCTCTCAAAAGCCATTCCAAAATCAGACAGGCTATTGAGCCATTCGACAGTCTTGCTTATGATCCAATCTATTGACGAACCAATGGCCTTAAACGCATCAACAAACATACCGCCCAATTGGCCTAATGTGTTACCTACAGCTTCTATTGTGACGCTAAGCAACCTAGCCCCTTCGCTAGAATCACCCAATGATTTAGACAAACCCACTAACCCGCCTGATACCGCCGCTATAATCCCTACAAGTCGAACTAAAGGGTTGGCATTAAGGACAAGATTAAACAGCGTCATAGCGGCGGTTGCCGCCTTAGTGGCTGCGATATAAGTACCTTTTGCCACAACCGCTGCTGCATACGCTGCTGCCATACCGCCTAAAGCCCCAGCAGCGGTGCCTATGACAGCGATATAGCCGTCTAAATCACCCGCCTGTAGTGCCGCGTTAAAGGCGAATATGCGTTCGGATACGGCATTGTATGAACCGGTCAAACGATTTAAAATGCCAAACTTAGCCGCAATGGCCAAACGTGCCTCTTGGATCGCTTGTCCCATTGTATCTTGAGCACCAGTAAACCCTTCGGCTTCACGCCGCGCAACACCGCCGTATTGACCTGCAAGCTCATCTAAAATGAGGGTTTGCGCTTCAGCGATTTGATTGGTTTCCACCAACTGCCTGATTACATCTTTTTGCGATTCGCTAAATGTCACACCTGATCTTGACAACGCCGTTATGCCCGCTATGGGGTCTTCTAACGCTTTGCCGAGTTGAGTCATTGCGCCGGTAAGGTTGCCGCCCGTTACGGTTGCCAAGTCCATTGCCAACTCGGTAGCTCGGTCAAAAGTATCTTCTGTGATACTTTTAAAACTCAGCAGTATCTGTTGGGCTTCCATGATGCCTTCTGTGCTACCCAGCGTCGCTAACGCCAACTCTCTCGCAAAGCCGTGGAGTTCCTCTGCCGTCTTACCCGCCGCGTTACCTGTGGCTTGCAGCATGGCCTCGGTTCGGAACAGGTTACGCTCTAACTGTTCAGCCTCTTGTGTAATCGCTTTAAATTCTTGAGCAACTTGAAAACCGGCAAACAGCGGAATGACCGCGCCCATAATGCTTTTTAGATTGTTCAACACTCCGGACATTGATCCCAAAGAACGATCAAGCTCAGTAACGTCTTTACCTGCCTTTTTTGATTCTTTGCCTAGCTTTTCGGTCTCTTTTCCCGCCGCCTCAACGGGCTTTGAATTAACGCCTTTAAAGCTATCGGAAATGCCGTCAACTGCCCGCTCAGTATCCTTAGCGCTGCTCTGGATATCGTCTAGTGTTTTTTCCGCCTTTTTTAATTGGCTGGAATCAACTTGAATCTCTAAGCGGGCAACATCCGTCATTTTCTTGACCTCACGAATTGTTTAAACTGGTTTGAAACACTTAGGCGCTTTTCATTTTCATCAGCCACCTCTTGTAGCGGTGAAGGTTTTGATGGGCTGCTCGCATCATGATATTCCTTTACGTAAGCTTCTGATAACAACCTAACGGTCTGTGCAACAAACCAGCCCCACTGGCCAGTGCATCGCTGCCACGCTTCGATGTTTGACCACGCGACGGGCGATAACGACCCCATGCCCGATACGCTAGACAAACCACACTCTGAGGCCATAGCGACCCATTCAACCGCATCGGGTTCGGGCTGAATGGATAGCAGTGCAGAACCTTTCATCAGTTCATGCCTTGGCTTTTTTGCCTTGTCTGGCGTAGCACTGAGCCAAGCCAGATGGCGTATGTAGAGTGTGGCGTGTTCAACACTTAGGCTAAAAAATCTTCCCAGCCCGATAGCTTTTCGTTAAGCTGATCTCTGATCCACCCCATTTTAGGATCAGCATAGACTTTACGGACGGTTTCTTTTGTGATCGTTTCGCCTTTATAAATCAAACCAGATACGCCCGCAGTCAAGGCACATAGGCGCTCAAGTTCTTGTTCTTCTAAATCGCCTAAATTGGATAATCCTCTATTACCCCTTTTGGCCATTTCCGATTGAACCTTACGGCTCATTTTACGCCGATAGTCAACCGCCTGATTAGACGCGGGCCCATAGACTTCAATGGTCACAGGTTGGCTTTTGGTGTCATCGGCGTATAGCTTACCCATGCCGGGAAATTCAAGATGAATAGTAGCCGTTTCGGGAACGTTAAGTGTTGATAAATCCATTGTTTTAATCCTCTGTCAGTGAAAAGGGTTACTGTCAGTGGTGGAGTAAGGTGTGGAGTGCTACGCTGACAGTACCGCAACACTCCACAATCGGCATCAATGCCGATTAGATAACCGAGAACGTGGCTGTAAACGTGGCTGTTGCCGTCACATTGGTATCTGTGCGTGGGTTGTCGGTACTGGCATCAGACCACGACGTAAACTCATAGCCGCCATCAGGCGCAGCGTAAACCGCCGTAGTGCTACCGCCGTCCGGTACTTGTTGAACGGTCGTGCCAATGATAGAGCCGTTAGCCCCAGCAACGTAGGTAATGGTAAAGAAGTCATACGTATCAGACAACACGCGGTTATCCAATTCGACATTACAGTTGACCATCATGACCGTGTTGGCATCATTGACCGTAGTGGTAAATGATGCAACAACGCCCGTGAAATAGGCCGTTGCGCCGTCGCTATTCACCATCTTGAAGCTATGTACCTGATAGCGATTTGAGCCGTCAAAACCGTCTTTTAGGATACCCTGACCGGTATCACCACCCAATCGGCCAATGGCCAAAGAGGCCGTGCCGTAGTTGATGGAGCCTTTACGCTTTTTGACGATACCGGAACTTAACGGAATGAACTCCGTAATGGTCGCATCACCACCGAACTCGCCAATGTTTTCAACTTCACCTACTTCAGTCCATGCCAACGCACCGAAGCCCGTTTCGTCATAGGTTGTCGGTAGTTGTGTCGATACGTAAAACTGCGTACCGACTGAAAGGATAATATCACTCATTGCTTATACCTCATTGCGATTAAAAAAACACCGATAACGCATATCGGTCACTAAAACAAACCAGCCATCAATAACTAGACCGGGTTGGATGTTATGCCCCACTACCGTTACAGTAATGCCGTCGTAGGTTAGACGTTTGCCGATAGCATAATGGCGATAAATCTCTGTTGCCTTTGTTTTTAAAGCAATAGACCCTCTGGATACAGGCGTCCTGAGCACTACTCTAAACACACCATCTGTTTGGTTAGAATCAGCCAACGACCGCGCCGTTGTGTCATTAGCTAGCAGTTTGATCTCTGCGTAGTCTTGACC